TCATCTTCTGTGATTATTTTAAATTGAATCCTACGATCCTCACAAAACTCTACTGCTGCCTTCCACTTTGCCTGATTGACAGCATAGGTCTGACATTCATAGATGTATGATTTAGTCATTCTTTTTCTTTTCTTAGGTGGTTTAGTTTGTTTTTTTGGTTTAACCTCTACCACATAACTCTTAACTTTATTATCTTTTTCCCTCACCTTTATTATATAATCAGGGAAGTAACGGTGCACACGTTTATCAACAGGAGACATATATGGTATAGAAAACTCCTCTGATGCCCATGATATTATGTTCTCATTCCTATCGCACCACACGCAGAACCGTCTCTCCCAACTACTTCTACAGATAATATTGTTTGGATTACCCTGATATTTCTCTGGATTCGATGGTTTATACCGACTTTTTATACTTTCTGCCATTATCTTGCATACATAATATATAAGGTCAAATGTATTTATAAATGGCTTCCATAGCACCACAAAGATTAACGGTAGATAAAATCGTAAAGGATCTGTTAGAACCAGCAACCACCTCGTTCTATCAAGTAGGAATTATTGATCCAAGACAACTTAACGAAAAGGGAGATACGTTTGCAACTTATCTTCGTCAACAGGGTCTTGACGTTTTGTTTAATGCTAGAGGTTTAGATCCAACAAGAAGAGAAAAATTACAATTGTTTTGTTCAGAAACAACACTACCAGGCTCTGCATTGCTAACCGCACAGTTACCTAATGATTTTCCTGGCGTTACAGAACACTATGCACATCGTAGACAATTTGATGAAGAAGTTTCATTAACATTTTACTGTGACGCAAAAGAATATCTACCAATAAGATATTTTGAGGCATGGATGTCATATACAACAAACGATACAAAAGATAATCACAATGACACTTTTTCTTATAGAATGAAGTTCCCTAAAAAATACAAAGGTGGATTGGAGATAACAAAGTTTGAAAAAAATTTAATGTCAAAAGATCCTGTTCGAGGTAGAACAAAACCATTAACATATACTTTTATAGATGCATTCCCTAAAACAATTAGTTCAATACCAGTTACGTATGATGCATCTGATTTATTAAAATGTTCAGTAACTTTTACATATACGAGATACAGTGCTAAGAAAGCAAACTCTAACGCTCTTGATCCATCATTTGCGTTTGCTGCTGGCCAGTTTGCAAATATCACTATGGATAGATTAATTGGAGATAACGGTGATCTTACAGGAGCATTAGTTGAAAGATCACTCAGATAACCCTGCTATATAATATACTGAATTGCATAATAGGATATCATGCCTTTACCAAAAATTGCAACGCCAACTTATAGTTTGGTGTTACCATCAACAGAAAAGGAGATAAGTTTTAGACCTTTTCTTGTGAAAGAGGAAAAACTTTTAGTTCTTGCCTTAGAGAGTGAGGATACAAAACAAATTACTACTGCCATTAAAGCAGTTCTCAAGAGTTGTATTCAAACTAAAGGAATTAAAGTAGAATCACTCCCAACTTTTGATATTGAATATTTGTTTTTAAATATTCGTGGAAAATCAGTTGGAGAATCAATAGATGTCAATATTATTTGCCCTGATGATGAGAAAACAACTGTTAAAGTAGTAATTGATCTTGATGATATTAAAGTTAAAAAAACTGAGGGTCATTCAAATAAAATTAAATTGGATGATACTTTAATGATGGAACTTAAGTATCCTTCTCTTGATGAGTTTATTAAAAACAACTTTGATTTTAAAGATGAGAATGCGATGGAGCAATCATTTAAGTTGATAGCAGCATCTATTGATAAGATATACAATGAAGAAGAAGTGTGGGTTGCAGAGGATTGTACTAAGAAAGAGATAACAGAATTTCTTGAGTCGATGAACTCATCTCAATTTAAAAAGATTGAAGAGTTCTTTACAACAATGCCTAAATTATCACATACTATTAAGGTAACTAACCCTGAGACAAAGGTTAAAAGTGAAGTTGTACTTGAGGGTTTAGCATCTTTTTTCGGGTAGCAATGATCCATATGGATCTAGTTAGTTACTACAAGTTGAACTTTTCGTTGATGCAATACCATAAATATAGTTTGACAGAGATTGAGAACTTGATCCCTTGGGAGAGAGACATCTATGTTGGATTATTAAAACAACATCTTGAAGAGGAAGAACTTAAACGACAACAATCTAAGTAATGGCTGCTCGTAACACATTTAAACTATTAGAGAGTTTCGGATATGATCCAGTGGATATTGAATCCGATGCGGATTACATTCGTGCGTTAAAAGAGTCATTTAATGAACTTCAAATTAAAGATCCAAGTGATCCTAGATTGATAGAGTTAGCAGATGCGATAAAAGGTTTTAGAAGAGCAAAGAGTGAGAAAGAAGCAGCAAAGAGTGATGGTAAATCAAGGGCAGCAAAGAGAAGAAAACCTAAATTATCAGAGGATGAAGTCAAAGCGGAAATAGATGCGAAAGAGAAGAAGAAAAAAGATGCGATGAATTTTATATCTCCAGGCTCTGCAGTTCCTGAATTACCTCCAGCAGAGAGCGATGGTGATAGTGATATTTCTGGTGCACTGATGAAGATATCAAATGATGTTAACATCATCAAAGGTATTGTTGCTGCAGAAAATAAAATTGAAGAAGATAAAGCAGATGATACTAGAGAAGCAAGAGAGAAAAAGAAAAGAAGTATGAGAGAAAATATCATGGAAGGTGGTAAAGGAGGATTTAAAAAAGTTACAGGTGCAGTTGGGAAAATTTTATCACCAGCAAAGGGTATTTTTTCTAAAATATTTGATTTCTTAAAATTATTCATACTAGGATCAGGACTGATGAAAATTCTTGATTGGATGGGTAATCCTGATAATGCATCAAAATTAGATTCAATTTTCAGGTTCCTGAAAGACTATTGGCCTGCAATCATCACTGCACTCATGGCATTTGTACCAGGTTTCCCTGTTCTTGCTGGTGTAATTGCATTGGCAGTTGGTTTCCTCCCCAAATTAATCAACCTCATAAAATCTATATTTGGATTAGGTGCACAGGTAGATAAAGAAATTAAGAAGGGAGAGAAAGATGTAACTGCTCTTGATGACAATGCAAAGATTGAAGATAAGGCAGAACTTAAAGAGGAAAAAGTTACAGACGATCAATCGCAGACAGTCAAACCACCAGCTGGTGCAGGAGAGACTCCAAATTCTTCACCAACAAACTTTAATCAAGGTGGTGCAGTTCCAGGCTCAGGTGATACTGATACTGTTCCTGCCATGTTAACACCTGGTGAATTTGTGTTGACTAAAGATGCGGTGAAACAATATGGTGTTGACACATTGTATAGTATGAACGCTGCTGCTGGTGGAGTTAATAAATCAAATGATGTTCCAAGAGGGCCTAATGGAAAACCCATGAAGGGAAAATCTAAATCAAAGATGAATATTCCTGCCATGGTTGGATCAAGTATGATTAATAATACATCCAAATCAACGAATAATGTGATCAATAATACATCCAAATCAACGAATAGTGTGATCAATAATACATCTGAATCAATGAGTGATGTGAATAATAATAATACATCTGAATCAATGAGTGATGTAATCAATAATATATCTGATGTAACCAACAATACATCTGAATCAATGAGTAGTGTAATTGATAATACATCTCAATCAATGAGCGACGTAACCAGTAATATATCTGATGTGACTAATAACACATCTGAATCAATGAGTGTAGATAATTCTAAATCTAATGTGATCAATAATATGATCAAACCAATGAACATGGGTGGTTTTGTAAATAATTTTGCGACGGATGATTACTATGAAACATTCGGTAATGTTTATATGAATCGTGGAGGATTAGTTAAGAAAGAAAATATTCAACATTTAAAATTTGGTGGCATGGTTAAGAATTTAATTTCTAAAACACCACAAGCTCGTCTTTTAAAATTTGCGACAAATCAAATTAAAAAATTACCAGTTCCACCACCAGCATCTAAAGCACTTAGTGCTCTTAAAAACTTTGGAAAAAGTGGTGCTTCTGCAAAACCAGTATCACAAGATGGTGGTGTTGATTCTGGAGAGGAGATACCATCATTCGATGTGATTGCACCAGGTGGTAGAGCAAAAGAGTTGACACTGGGGATAAGGAGATAATATATGGCAGGAATAGGAGCGATAGTTAAATCAGCAGCAGGATCTCTTGCTAAACAACAAGGGAAAAAAATTGCTACAGATAAATTGATGGGAAGAAAACCAAAGGCACTTCCTGCTGCTGGTCAAACAGGTGCAAGTAAAAAAGATACTGCCATGAATATGGTTAGTAGCATGGCATCAAAATCTCCAATGCAGGGATCAGAAATTCCAGCATCGCAACAAACAATTAATGTATCTGCACAAACTGTTGGTGATGATATGATATCTGGTGGTGGAGGATCAAACATTGTAAAACAAGTTCAAGACATAAGTGTTGTTGTAGCGACTATTGCTGATAGTATGAAAAGTAATCTTGTATTGAAAGAGAAGGCAAAAAATAGAGCAAGAAAAACAGCAGAGAGAGATAAACGTGCAGCACAAGAAGCTGAAACTGAAAAACCAGATAAACCAAAAAAACCAGCTGGTGGTGGCATGAAATTTAAAATTCCTAAGATTGGATTTCTTCAAGGTATATTTGGATTCATAACTAAATTTATTTTTGGTATAGCAATAATGAAATTGATTGAAATTGCTGATAGTCCTCTAGTAAAAGGTATATTTGCTGCTATTAAGGGTGCTGGTAAAGTTATCAAGGCCCTTGATAGTTTTTTTGGAATATCTAGTGGTGCTAGTGCATTGTTAGATGGTTTAATTAGTTTTGTTGATTTTGGATATAAAATTGTTGATGGCATGGAAAAGATAGTCACCAATATTTTTGGTGAGGAGGGTGCAGAAAAGTTCAGAATCTTCATGGAAAATTTGAAGACTCTAATAAATTCATTTGTAATATTTCAAATCATAAAAGGAAAATTTGCAGAAAAAATTAGTCTAGTTATAAAAAATACATTCAGATTTATTAAAAACTTTGCAAGAAGAGCAATAGCAAATCTAGGAAGACTCGTAGGGCCTGGTGTAAGGAAAGGTGTAAAAGGAATACTAAGTAAAGGAAAAGGATTATTAAGTAAGGGTGCAGGAAAGGTTGGTGGATTTGCTTCTAAGATATTTGGTAAAGCAGCAAAGTTTGTTTCCCCTGCATTGAAAGGAGCACTACCAGCAGTTAAAGGATTTGCTAAACGCATACCAATATTAGGGCCAATAATAGTTGGTATTGTTTCTTTGATGTCTGGTGAACCAGCAGCACAAGCATTATTTAAGGCTGGTGGTGCTGCATTAGGTGGTGCACTTGGAACGTTCATACCTATCCCTGTTCTTGGAACATTGATAGGAGAAACCATTGGTGTGTTTGTTGGTGATTTATTGTATGAATTAATAATGGGTGGTGGTATG